CTTCTGTATTAGCAGTGATGGTGTGATGTACAGGTAGTCTCTTCATCTTAGCTAGTTGAGTAAAGATAGCACCTACAGTTTTAAATGCATCCCTGTTCTCAACTTCCCATATGAATGGTAGATTACCTACCTCAACAGGATTACCTGCTCCATCTGTGGGATTGACTAACTCAATAGTACCAAAGACTGCACGTACTCTTTTAATCTGCCTGATTAAATCCTGCATCTTTTCAGGTAGTGCTTTGAAGTCTTTAATCCAACCTGAAGGTTTACCACAGTTAAACCCACCATCGTTATCCTTCAAGTCTATATTGAGATTGTCTCCCATGATAGTCTTGACGTAACGATTGGACTTATCTCCTGTACCCATGATAAACCTTTTATACATGAATCTCTGCATGTATGGTCTTATCTTAGCTGATGTAGCAAAGTAAGTTTCACCATCAGGTATCTCAAGTTTGTAAGTACCACCCTCGACTACCTCAACCTTAGTCATCTTACCCTTAACCTCTTCCTCTCCCATGATAGGAGTGTGGTTAATTCGTAGCCTTGCTAGGGTACTTGTCTGCTTCTTCTCAGAGGTGTTCTCCCCTGACATACCCATAACTTTAGCCATCGCTGCGTAGTTATCTTTATCTATAGTTATTACTTCATTTGTCATAATACTTCCTTTCTTTTCTGTTAAAGTCTTATAGTTATATCAGCTAACGTCTTTAGTGTCAAGCCAATTATCACCTATTTTTGCTTCTAGTAATAGTGGTACATTAAATGTTATACCAAAGTGATTCTCAATTAAACCATTCATCTGTGAGTTAACAAGTGTAATGATATATAATACTTGCTTCTCCTCTTCAGGATGAACGTCAATTACAATAGAGTCGTGTACACTATTGACTACACAACTTTGCATAGTCTTGAGTAAGTCATCTATCTTCATTAAGATTAATGGAACTATATCAGCAGTAGCAAATGATTGAACAGGGTAGTTCTTTATCTGCGTAAAGTATGATACAGTTCCATTTCTCTTTCTCTTCACATCAGGAAAAGAAAACTCTCTACCTGATGGTGTCTTTATCTTGCCTGTGTTTACAGCTTCTTTAGCCAATCTGGTGTGCCATGATTTGATTCCTTGGTACTTCTCTGTGAAGTGGGAGTAGTACTCTGCTTCTGCTTTAGTTCTTCCAAATCCTGTTGCTCCATATAAGGGTGCAAACGTGTGTGCTTTCGCATCTTGGCGAGTAGTAGGTTGACCTGCATCTGTAATAACTTTAGACGTATACGAGTGAACATCGAACCCTGTAGAAACTTCATTAATAGCTACCTCATCTTGTGATAAAAAAGCAGATACCCTAAACTCCAACTGTGCGAAGTCAGCTTCAAGTATCTTGCCACCTTTCCAACGTGACACAAACACCTTCTTCACAGGAAACGTACCACCTCTAGGCATGTTCTGCATGTTAGGGTCTGCACCACTAAACCTACCTGTCGATGTCCTGTGTTGCAACAATCGCACATGCAACTTACCATCAGGCTTGAGGTAGGTATTGATACCATCAACGAATGATGATAAGTATGTCTCAACTGCACTAAGTCTACGTACATCATGTAAGAAACTCTCTGCTTCTTTCATGCCACGTTGCCTAGCTACACCTTCTAGTACCTCTAGTTGTGTCTTACTAGTTGAGAATCCATTAGCACTTACCCACTTAGGGTTAGGTGCATTAAACTTTAATCCTGCCACACTGTCCACAATATCAGTAAAAGTATGACCATCCCCATTACAATTCTTACATTTGGTAGGGTTGGTATAAGGTGTTCCATCTTTCTTTACCTTTCTAATTTCTCCCCATCCTTTACACTCAACACAATGAGATGCATGTTGCTTGTAAAGAACTTTGGAATGTTGTTTAATTTTATTACGAAAGTCTGTGTTACTCATATAAGACTCAAAGTTATTTGCCCACATAGCTTTATCGTGTGGCTTTCTACTATAGATAACCCATGATAATTGTTCAGGACTATTGAGATTGATTTGTATATCTCCCATAAGTTTACTGACCTGACCATTCAAAGACACTCGTAAGTCTTTTCTTTCTTGCTCAAACTCTTTTCTAACTTTATCCAATGCATCTACATCTACAGAGAAACCTCGTTGATATATCCTAGCTAGAGTAACAGCAACTTGGTTAGTTAAAGTAACAGTAGTCATCAGTCCACTATACTCTACTGTATTAAGCTTTCTATATATCTCATCACTTAACTCTTGTGTAGCATGTAGGTCAGCAGATAGATACTCTGATAGTTCTTCGTGTGGTATCTCATCTACACCTGTGCCTTTCTTAAAGTATTCTTTTAATGTATCTTGTTTCTTAGTATTCAAGTTATATCTTTCAGCACATGCTTCAAGAGAGAGTGGTTGTTTCTGACCACGTTGTAATACATACTCTCCTAGCATCGTGTCGAAGACAGCACCTGTATAATCAAAACCACATTCCCATATCCACATCAAATCATGTACGATATTGTGTCCTATAAGTATAGTGGCATCATTCAATAGGTCTTGCAACCCATCATAGTTATCTCTGTATAAATACTCCTTGCCTGTATCAGTAAGACAACCAACCATAACTAGCTTATTATCTTTCTCGAATGGGTCAAGGTGTAGCTTACCATCTCTGTGAGTAACTGTATTTTCTACATCTAATGTTAGCTTCATGCTTCGTACCTCGCTGTCTTGTAATCAAGTTCACAGTGTACACTACCATGCCAACCTGTCAACTTATTTTTAACAACATTCAAATGTCGTTGTGAATCTTCTTCATCTTGTCCTTCAACCTGTGGGTTCTTAGCTATCAGTATCATCAGGTCAGCTTCAGCTGCCTTACCTGTACGTGAGCCTTCCATCATAGCTTGGTTCAGTATAACCTTACCTTCAGCTTCAGCAGATAACTGCGACATGTAAAAGACTGCACACTCGTGTTGCTTTGCAATCTGCCTAGCATGTACTGCATTAGCTTTCAATGCTTCATCTGCTCTAGCAAAGCCACCTGTCCTAGCAAACTTATCTCCCATATCCAAGAGTACCACATCAGGTTTGTATGCTTTACACACACTCTCTACCCATGCCATGTCTCTACCTGTCGCATCCTTAATCTTGATTCTATCTTTAACAGGTGCATACAAGTCACGTGCCTTACTAGGGTTAGCCTTTATCTCTCTCATCTCCATACCTGTAGATGCAGTCAAGTATCTTGCACCTACTCTGTGATAACCTTCTTCGTTACACAGGATAATACAGTTAGCACCTTGATGAGCAAAGCCATTTGGACTAGCAATCAAACTAGCATGGAAGGATGTCTTACCTGTGTTAGGTCTAGCACCTATCTCAATCAAGTGTCCTGCATTCACACCTTCTACCTTACGTGTAAGGCTAGGTATGTTGAATGTCCATCTAGCTTCCAAATCATTCTTAGCTAAGAGTGTATCTAAGTCTATATCATCCCACTCAATATTTAAGTTGGGAGTAAAATCATCCCCATAATGCTCAAGTATATTACGAAGAGGTTCAAGAGAGGACTTAGCACCATTAACATAGTCAAAGCCAAGATTAGCAATGTCCTCACCAACAACCTGTTGGAATAATTTTGAGAGTACTTCTTGTGCAATATCTGTTCCAAGTGGTTGCTCCTTCTTTACTTGATGAAACAAAGCAGAGTATGCTTGCTTCTGTGCAGTAGTCATAGATGGATTGTTAGACATAAACAATGCTTCAATCTCATCAGGTGTTACTGTTCTTGCATATGTGTCCATAGCTTTATCTATGGCACTCTTTATCTGACGTACATCCTTACTAAATAATCTGTCAGGACATTTAGCACCTCTGTGGTCATCGTAGAATGTCTTGTCCATCAGACTTCTTATTAACGATAGTTCCATTTTGTTGGTCTCCTTCTTCTGTTGGGGTTTAAAAATTTAGTTTCGCAAGACCTGCAAAACCTTCTGTTCTTTCCTACTCTCTTCATATCTTTTTCATAACAGTTAGGACACATATCATCATCAGATTTTTTGTTATCCCATTTTATGTAAGGCATAATAAATTCTCTATGTCTATTGCATTACGATATTTCAAGTCATCTGTCAATCGAAGAACCTTAATATCGTTTACGTATCCTCGTAACTCTTTTGCAAAGGCTAGTGTCTTGGGCAATGCATCAGGGTCTAGTGCTATAATTGCTGTTGAGAATCGTGTGAGATACTCCTTATGTGCTTCTGATAATGATGTACCCAACACAGCTAACCCAACATATACATCATTGCCTACAACTGAAGCACTCACACAATCCTCAACAACCACTGCTACCTTACCACATCCATGTGTATAAGGCAAACTATTCTTACCATATCTTTTCCATTTAGGTATTCTGTTTGCAACTGACCTACCAACTGCATCGACAGTAACACCATTGTCCTTTACTAAGAACACAACTCGTCTTTCTTTCACATCATAGTGAAGGTTAAGTTCGTCTGCATCTAACTCCCATAGTTCGCAGAAGTCCATGACCTCTCTTCTATTACCATGTGGTACTACAAAGTCAGGTAGAATAAACTCAACCTCGCCTGTGTCCATCACATCATGGGTAATAGCATCACGTATGTCTTGTACTGATAGATGTACTCTGTGTCCACCCTTAGTCTCACACGTAGCTTTGTAGCAGTTCCACACTACCTTACCCATGTTGTTTGTTACTGTGAAAGTTTTGTAGCCTTTACATACAGGACAGTTCATTCTTTTTGTCATGCCATTGGCTACATCTAATTCTTTTATTATTTCATTCATATTATACATTATATATCACTTTCCTTGTCGGCATTTACTTGCTTGTACCATAGGTTTTACGTAGTGTCAATGCATTATTTGCAGAATCATACGTATTTTTCATGTAAGGTTTCACAGATTGAGGGTTAGCATGTCCTGTGACAGACATAATCTGACCCATTGGCACTCCTGCTTCCACCATTTCTGTTGTACCTGTCCTTCGTAAGTCCATCATACGTAATTCACTAGGCAAATTAGCCATGTCCATCACTCGTCTACCCACTTTTGATAGCCTAACTAACGTGTAAGGCTTATATTCTCCACGTACAGGGCGATAATGTGGGGTCACATAGGGTTGAAAACCATACTCATCTCTCTGCTGAACTAACATTTTCAATAAGTCAAGAGAAATTGGTAGGTGTACTACACTTCTTCTCTTTGACTGTTGCAAATTTAGCACACTTTTATCAAAATCTATGTTTGTAAACTGCAATAATCGCATATCTCCTATGCGTTGACACCATTCATATGCCATTTGCACTATTAAACCTACATTTCTGTACTGAAAATCACTATAAGCTACGTCTAAAAACTGTATCACTTGTTCTTTTGTCCATACTGTACGTCTTACATGTGTAGGTTTACGTTTGTAGGTAGCAAATGGGTTGCTCTCAGCATAACCCATCTCCATACCATACGAATAAACCTTACGTGCTACAGATGTGATAGCATTAGCTTGGTAGATACCACGACTCAACCATTGTTCGTAGGCTCTTCTAGCTATCGCACCTGTCATTTTACTTAAATTTATTGTTGACAAACTTTTGCTATCAACTTTTGTTTCAAGTAAAACTTTTGCACAGTACTGATAATCCACTTTAGTTTTATCTACTAAGCCATTGAAATCATTAGACAAATAGTACTTTTGTACTAGTTCATGTAAGTTCATATGTTTACTGCTATGTAAATACATAATGCTATAATTAATAACTTACCATAGTCTAAGTCATACTTAGTACTCTCTCCATACTTCTCCTCGAAGTGTGCTACTATTCTATGCCACATATTATTTCTCCTTATCTTGTTTTAAAAGTTCAATCGCAGCGGATGCGATACGATTATTATATTTAACTTGGTAGCCTGTACCTGCCCCTAATGACTGCACATCTACCAAGTGTTTATGAAAGTGTTCTACACTATCCCACTTCTCCTTTAACTCCCTACATAACTCATCATACTCTATATCACTAATGATGGGTTCATCCATCTCGTAATACAAGTATGAGTGCATGAGATAGTAAGGCACTAACATATTAGGATTACTTTTTGTTATCAATGTAAACTCTCATGTGTGTTGATTCAGCTTTGCTCTGACCCCAATACGTAGCACCTGTACCTCTTAACTCAGGCTTGATGTGTTGTCCACGTACCCTCATCTTATATGAGTCTTTATTAAGATACTTCTTCATAGAGTCAACAAACTCTTGACCATCTGTGTCGTTAGGTATCTCGCTGAAAGCATAACCACATCCTTTGTTAGGTTGTAACAGGTCATTGGCTATTCTATATTGAGCCTTCCAATACTCTGCATTGTTTACCTCATGCTGATACCTTTCCTTCATGGCTTGATAGGCTTCCCTAGGTACTACAGTTTCATCATGCTCAAGTTGTTGGACAAGACGTTGGTTTTCTAATTCAAGTTCCTTTATCTTTTTCCTATATATCTTGTCATTCTTTTCAACAACATCATCATAAAACTCTGCTTGTTCTTTTATCTTACCTTCTTGTGTATCAGTCCTAACATCCTCTTCATTCTGTTTAACGAATGCTCTGACCAAATGTTGAAAGTCCATGTGTGAAATAGGTATGTACTTATCCTGTTCTTTTGAATAGTAATCCTTATAATTCAAGTCATACATATCGCTTGCTAATTTACCTGTGCTTGTTGTTGCACCTAACATCTGTACTACTCTATGTATTTTCATTTTTAAATCTCTCCTTTATTCTAATTGGGTCTGTATATAATTTATCTTTGTGCAATCCTGCAATCTCTACACCTAGTTTCCTCTGCTCTTCAGAGGAAGTGTTGGCATAGATTGTAGTCACACCATCTTTATCAGTATATGTAGTTGTAGTTTTAACATCATATAATAATATCTCTTTAGTCTTAGGGCATATAACAACTAAGTCTACTAAACCTGTGCAACTCATATTCCTAAACACTTCGTATCCATTTTTTAAAAAGTGTATGGCAACTTCATATTCAGATATATCTCCTGTTCGTGACGTTCCTTTAACACCCATATCATTACTCCTCTATCTGTGTCCATATGACTCTGCTTGTGAGCCATGTGATACGATACATCCAAGTGGTGCTTCATCACAGTTAGGATAACTATAACAAGCTATGTGTTTATCTTCTTCTTCAAACCACTCAGGTATCTCTGTATACTTGTACCTCGCAAACTTCATCTTGTCAACAATATAAAAACTTCTATATGCTTGGATAGGAAAGTTCTCATCTGTCTTCAAGTCATCATGCCCACTAAAACATTGTGGATGTGGTGTGATAAAGTTAGTAGTGTCAGGCACAAACTTAGCACCCAACTTCAAAGCATCATAATGTTTACTCGCACCATGCACCTTCTTGTATCTGTTCGTGTACTCCTCAAGCATGAAGTGATACAATCCAAATGCCCACTCATAATTCTTGCGACATTCCATTGCCCACAATGTACATGGGTGCTTCTGATGAACAGGTTTGTACAAGTCATACTCTTCTGCATAGTCAGGTACATAATGCCATAGCGTTGTACATAACATCTGTGCTTCTTCTAGTGGCATCTTTACTACGTGTTGGTCACATAGAGACTTAGCAATCTCACGTGGTGTTTTTTCTATAATAAATCTATTCATCTTTAATCTCCCATCTGTAAAATATGTGGTCATCTATTCTTGTTACATAAGTCTTAGTCTCTGCCCAACTTGGGTTGACATAGTGTGCATGGTAATGTGTAGCACCCTCAACAAAGTCATCTAGGTGTCCATTGTATACACCATTGGCAACGTGCATAGCAGTTCTCCATGCCTTATGTTCTTTAGGCTTGTCACTCTTGCCATCACAGTACCAACTGAATTGACACCTATTCTTGATAGGAAAGGTAGGTTTCCATTTGTATGTAATACCTTGCTTAACGACATCACATACTGTGTTAGGGTATCGTGTATCCTTTACCCTATTCATCACA